GGCTTGCACCAATGGTAGAGATACATACTATGGTAGATCATTCGTAGACAAGTTAGCAGAAGCCAAACTCAAAGGCTTGATCTTGCATGAGAATCTACACAAAGCATTTAGGCATACGACTGTGTGGAAACATCTTTACAAGGAACACGCACAGTTAGCTAATATGGCTTGCGACTTTGTTATTAACTTAATGATTGTCGATTCAGACCCAAGCGGTTCTGATGTTGCGTTACCCGATGGTGGCTTGCTTGACCCTAAGTATAAGGGCATGGATTCGGGTGCAGTCTTTCGTGATCTGAAGCAACAGTATGACAAAGGTTCGGTTCATGTTAAATCGGTGGGTTGTCCCGAAGGTAAGGATATACCTGTATCAGATGGTGAAGGCGAGGGAATGGGAGGGTTCGATGAACACGATTGGGAAGGTGCAGAATCTTTATCTAAAGAGGAGAAGGAAGCATTGGGGAAGGATGTCGACCAAGCGTTAAGACAAGGTGCGATTCTAGCTGGCAAGATGAGTGCGAATGTGCCTAGAGAAATTACAGATGCATTGACGGCTAAGGTTGATTGGCGAGAAGCATTGCGAGAGTTCGTTACATCATTCTGTATGGACAAAGACGAATCAACATGGCGCAGACCAAGTCGTAGGTGGATAGACCAAGATATTTATATGCCTAGTCTTATCGGTGAAAGTGTCGGGCGTATTGTAGTCGGTATTGATATGTCAGGTTCTATCGGTGCAGAGGAGATTGGTCAGTTCTTAGGTGAGGTTCAGAAGATATGCGAAACAGTTAAGCCCGAAGGTATTGATCTGTTGTATTGGGATACTGAAGTATGTCAGCATGAGAAGTATGAGCAAGATCAATTAGATAACTTGTTATCAAGCACGAAGCCTAAGGGTGGTGGTGGCACAGACCCCGAATGTATCCCTCGTTATATCGCAGACCATAAGCTAAAGCCTGAGTGTGCGGTGATTCTTACTGATGGATATGTAGGTAGTTGGGGTGAATGGTCGTGCCCTACATTGTGGGGTATCACTAGCCATGTAGTTAGCGAGGTGGGCAAGACTGTCCATGTTCATTGATGGCAAATACACTACTAACCATAAACCAAATACAAGCAGAAGCATTGGCGGTATTGGAGAAAGAGATAGGTTGGGGGTATGACAAACTCTTTGAAACATTTGAAGTAGAGAAGTATTGGAAAAGAAAGTGGGGTTACAAGTATCGTATAAAACAGGGCGGTAAATCTGTTGCAAACGATATGACTAAAGCCGAAGCACAAGCGATGGTTAAGTTGTTAGAAGCAACACAAGATTGATTTATTAACAGTTGTTAACAAGTGAGGAGAAGCAAATGAAGCGAATCGTATGGTGGACTATTGAAGTTGAGTGGGAAGATGGCACAAGGGAAACGCTATCTGAAATTCCCGACTATGTAGCCTCAGAAGTAGACGGCTACTTGGGCGCAGTAGAAGACGAACGCAACATAGATGAAGGAGAAACAAATGATTCAGAATAGTTCTATGTTAGTTGACCTAAACATCTCGGTGTGGACTGGTCGTAAGATGGATAAGAAAGTATCCGAGGAGATAGACGCAAGCAAAGGCACTCATGCAAGGGCTGGTAACTATCACAAAAAGTTGTTGGCTGGAACGCAGAAGCTCGACGAATTGCAAAAGCTGGTGTCGGGCATTCGGATTTGGCATTACCAACAAACACTTCCGTGGTCAGATGGCGGTAGCAGACTACTACCAATGGCAAACTTCTTTGACTATAAAGCTACGCTCAATGCCAGGGAAACCCAGTTCAACGAGTGTGTTAATGAGTTCTTGGTTGAGTATCCAACGCTTGTGTCGGCAGCAGCTTTTCAATTAGGTGATCTGTTTAGTTCAGACGAATATCCCGATGTGCATAAGCTGGCAGATAAGTTCAAGTTCCGTTCGGTATTCCTACCCGTTCCTAGTGCTGGCGATTTCCGTATTGAAGTAGGTGAGGCTCATCAGGCTGAGTTGAAAGCACAGTATGAGAAGTTTTACGAAGAACGAGTAAACACAGCTATGGGTGACGCTTGGGATAGGTTGCATGATGTTCTAAGTAAGTTGAGTGAGAAGTTGGGTGGCGAGGACAAGCAGATATTCCGAGATTCGCTAGTCAATAATGCGGTTGAGTTGTGTGATCTTCTAACTAAGTTAAATGTTACTCAAGATGCAAAGTTGGAACAGGCTAGAAAGAAGTTAGAGAGTGCATTAGTTGGTGTAGATGCGAAAGAGTTGCGTAATCACGATGAAGTTCGTTTGGATGTGAAGTCTAAAGTAGACGACATTTTGTCAATGTTCTAAGGAGGATGTATGGGATACCGAAGCGAAGTAGCCTTTTGTTTAAGGGTTAAGAACCCTGAGGAGTTCAAGGCACTAATGATTATCAAGGATGATTCAGTTCTTAATGAGATGCTAGAGAACATGGTGCTAGTTGATGGCGAGTTCCACTTCTATGGTAACAGTTGGAAATGGTATGGAGATTGCGATAGGACTTTCCATGAGTTGTTAAGCATGGCTGAAGATTACGATGAGGACTTTGCCTGTAAGTTCAGTAGGATTGGCGAAGAATCAGATGATGTAGTTGAGGAAGCGCATGGTAACGATGGTTGGGATTTAGAGTATCCATACACCATAAGAAGTTTAGAGTTAGGTTGCGACTTTGATAATCATCCCAAGTTAAAGGAGAGTTGAGATGTTAGATGTTAAATGCGATATAGATTTCCCAGCGTTCAAATGGCTGGTGTCAGAGTTCAGACGAGGACAAGTAAGTAGATTCCCTGTTGAAGTTATTACCAACGATGGCGGTATGATGATCGGGTTTATTGATAGCAGATTCCCTACGGATAGATTTAATGTAGAGAAGATGATTGCCATGATCTATGTGAAAGACAATGGAGAAGAACCTGTCCTTACATTAGAGAGTCGGTTGATTCAGAACGATAAGTTCTCTATACATAATAATGATTACCATACCAAGTCTACTAAGGACTTGAAGAAAATGCTCAAGTTCATGAAGGAATATGTCAAGCCCTTTAGCGGACAAGAGATTGCCCAAAAGACATACAGAGGTGCAGAGCAAAACTTTGACGAATGGAGACGAGGTGCTTGGCGAAACTTGCGTGAGGCTTTGGGCGAATTAAACCATGAGGACTATGTAGCAGAGTTCGAGGCTCTAGCCCAGATGGGTATAACTCCACAGACAAACAAGTTTAGAGAAGCTATGTCAGTCGTGATCCCAGAAAGCGCTGAAAATAAACGCAGAACAAATATGAAGTTCGATGCGGTGCATATCTTTATTAACCCTGATGATTCTGTTTGTGTAACTATCATGCAAGGCGAGAACAAAGGAAGCAAAATTGTTGAGTCGATTGAGGAATGCCCACAATATATCCAGCAAGGCATAGCTATGCTCAAGATGGTAGATGACAACACCCATATACCCGAAGTCGGTAAGCGTGTCAATGGTAAAGACTTTTGGATTGAGGGTATACCCCAACTATAAAAATGCTTGCGTTGTAGTATTTAATGAATGTATAATGGTTTTAAATATAAGGAATAGAATGAAAAAGCCATATACGGTATTGGTTCAGACCGATGAGCAAGGCAATATTATAAGGGCGGTGTTAAATGACAACAAGTTATGCGTTGTTAATGAATTGTCGTTTACTGAAATGCCCTTTTTCATACATGAGAGGAGTGCTTTGTTGCGATTAACAGACATAAACAAGACGGCTAGGGGCGAGACCATTGGTCGACGCTTAGACCCAAACAACTTCACTATCTATATAGACTATGAAGAATTCAGAAAAATCAAGAAACGAATGTTAACAGGTGTTAATAAATGAACGACTTTATAGATTATTGTTTTGGAATAAGCATAGCTTGTTTTGGTGTTAGCTTTTTAATCATATCTGTTGGACTAATAACAGGGCTAATCAAATGACCCCCGAAAAGAAGGTTAAAAACAATGTTGTCAAACTCCTTAAAGATGCTGGCGCTTACCATTTCTACCCTGTTGCTAGTGGCTACGGCGCTAGTGGTGTTCCTGACATTGTCGCTTGCATTCACGGTAGGTTCATTGGTATTGAGTGTAAAGCTAATGGTGGAAAACCTACTGCTTTGCAAGACAAAAACTTAGTAGACATTATGTGCAACGGTGGCATAGCAGTCATAGTTGATGAGACAGGTATACATAAGTTAAAGATGTTGTTAGAAGTTGGATTCCCTGATGCTGGGGTTATTTACGATATGTTAGAGGGGAGTAAAGAATGATTAGTTTATTAACGGCTTTCTTTTTGTATTACGGTGATGCCCATTGGATTTGGTGGGTGTTGTGGACTATTTGTGCAGTAGGTTCTTTAATTAAAGCGGTAAGGGAGAGTTAAATGAGCGAGGAGTATAGAGTCAAAGTGTCGATAAGTAATAACTTGTTGATACGAGCGATTGAAGATGCAGGATACAAAAACCAATCAGAATTTGCTAGGGATATCGGGGCTAGTGTATCTAATGTAAATATGTTGTGTGGGTTGCGTTTATCTCCAATGACTCAAAAAGGACACTTCACAGATTTAGCAAACCAAATCATGGAAGCTTTGGGCGCTTGTCCTACGGACTTGTGGACAGAGGAACAACTAACCATGAACCTAAAGAAAAGTAGTAGCTGGTCGGCAATGGGCAGAGAAGAACTTCATGTGCTGATGAATGGGGAGCAGAGGTCGTTGCTTGATACGGTTGCTGGACAAGAACTTAAAACAACTATGGATGAGTTTAGAAAGACCCTAACCTTTAGAGAACAACAAGTAATAGGTATGCGGTTTGACGATAGCAGAACTCAAGAAGAAATTGGTAAGGAAATGCATTTATCAAAAGAAAGGATTAGGCAAATTGAGGCTAGAGCCTTGAGAAAACTAAGATATGGTAGTCGTGGTGAACAACTAAGAGAATTTTATTCGGAGGAAGTGTAATGAGTGAACAAATGTCAGTATTAAAAGAAGCTAATGCAATTATCTACGGAGATAGGGAGAAAACTTATGGTCATCCAGCTAAAAATTTGCAGGCGATTGCGACTATGTGGGATGTATACATCAACAACACCAACAGCGACAAGATTACGGCAAAGGATGTGGCGGCGATGATGATGCTGGTAAAGGTTGCGCGCTTTGCTAATGACCCAACGCATAGAGACAACTTGGTAGATATTTGTGGCTATGCCGCTTTGATTGAGCGTTGTGATGAGCCTACCGAGTGATGGAGTCAAGAAGCGGTTGATGCGCATACTGGAAGGTAAGGTCACCTTTACATCTAAAGATGTTGCTAGATGGATGGAGATATCTGTGCCACAAGCGTGTAAGTATATAAACGAGTTACAAGTGGAGCATAAGATTGTGTTTAGTCACAAAGATGCGCACCAAATATTTTATAAGGTAATAAGAACATGAAGTTAAATAAACTGGTCAAAAGTCTATATGTAGCACGAAACGAATGGGGGTTAGAGCCATGCCATCTAGAGTTGTTGTATGAAGTTTTAATTGCTGAAATAGGCGAAACTACTATCATGTCTGTTTTAAATAATTACCCAACAACATCGCCAGCCACAACACACAAAAACTTAAAACTTTTATTGAAGAAGAAGTTATTAACATCTGTTAATAGCGCAGAAGATGGGCGCATTAAAACTTTAGAAAAAGGAATTAAGCTAAACGAACTAATGTCTGACTTGGAGAAAGCATGAACGACGGTGTAAAGATTATTCTTGAAAGAATGAAGACCCATCCCGAAGAATTTGAGATAGGTACTGAAAGCAATTTGTTCCACCATCCTAGTAAGTGGGCGCAGTTGATTGAGAAGTATTCAAGCTACCTAGACCCCGAAGACTACAAAGCGTATAAAGATGAAATAAACAAAGTGCGTCAGGAAGAATTTACTTCTAAGGTGATGGAGGAACTCCTTGCCCCAAAGGAGGAACAGTTGTCTCTAAATCTAGGGGGGAACGCTATGCATTCGGCTGGTCAGACCCTCGCTCGGTCTTCTAGTGGCGCTGGTAATGTTAATGCGGTTTGGACTGCACCTTCAACCCTTGCGTCAAATACTTTAACCATAGGAAACCAAACGCTTGACCAAGAAACCATAGAACACATAAAAGCGCACTTGGACTACATACAAAAACAAAAAGAACACAAAACTTTATTTGGAAAGTTGTTTAACTACCTATGATTGAAAACATAATCTCCCCAAAGCCCCTAGACAATGATGTAGCGGTTATGAAAATCGTGCAGTTGCTAGGGCAATTAAGCCATAACGATATTAAATATATCCAACAAATAGTATCCAATGTTATTAAGATGGTAGATAAATGAGCATAGTTACACTAGATTTTGAGACTTACTACGACCAACAGTTTAGTCTTACAAAATTAACCACAGAAGAATACATCCGTTCGGATTTGTTTGAAGTCATAGGTGTAGCAATTGCCGTTGATGATGCAGAACCGATATGGGTAACAGGAACTCGCTATGAGATCAAGCGTGTATTGCAGAGTATTGATTGGGGTAGAAGCCTATTACTTGCACATAACACTATGTTTGATGGGGCGATTCTTAATTGGGAATACGGCATCAAGCCAAAAGCTTACTTAGATACTTTATGTATGGCTAGGGCAATTCATGGTGTTGAGGCTGGTGGTTCGCTGGCTAAGTTGGTGGAACGATATGGCTTGGGCGCTAAAGGCACAGAGGTTCTTGATGCTAAAGGCAAATACCGTTCAGACTTTACCGAAGAAGACCTCGCCCAATATGGGGAATACTGCAAGAACGATGTGGTGCTAACCCGAAAACTGTTCCATATATTACACAAAAATTTCCCAACAAAGGAGTTAAAGGTTATAGACACAACCCTAAAGATGTTTATACAACCTACACTCAGGCTAGACTCAAGCGCTTTAGTTGAGCATTTGGAAAATGTCAAGAATATCAAGGCTAATCTACTTAATGAGTGCGGTGCAACAATTGATGACCTTATGTCTAACAACAAGTTTGCAGAACTTTTACTAGGTTTAGGTGTTGTCCCACCTGTAAAGATTAGCGCAAGAACAGGCAAAGAGGCATTTGCTTTTGCTAAAACCGATGAGGAATTCAAAGAACTGCTGGAGCATCCTGACCCTAAAGTCCAAGCCCTTGTATCTGCTAGGTTAGGTAACAAGACTACGCTGGAGGAAACACGCACACAGAGGTTTATAGGAATATCTGAAAGAGGTACGTTACCTGTACCGATTAAATACTATGCGGCTCATACAGGGCGGTGGGGTGGCTCAGATAAGATTAACTTACAAAACCTACCTAGTCGGGGAACTAATGGCGGTAAGTTAAAGAAGGCTATCCAAGCCCCCGAAGGCTATGTAATTATTGACTGCGACTCTTCTCAGATTGAGGCTAGGGTTGTAGCATGGTTGGCTGGTCAAGACGACTTATTAACTGCGTTTGAGAAGGGCGAAGATGTATACAAAATCATGGCATCTGCTATCTATGGCAAGGAAGAAAGCACTATATCCCAAGAAGAACGGTTTGTGGGCAAGACCACGATTCTCGGTTGCGGGTACGGCATGGGGGCTAAGAAATTCCAAGTCCAACTTAAAGCGTTTGGGGTATCTATTCAGGAAGAAGAAGCTAACCGTATCATTAGTGTGTATAGACAGACCTATCCAAAAATTCCGAAACTTTGGAAACAAACACAAAGATGTATAGAGGCAATGATTACTGGTCAAGCGGCTGACTTTGGGGTAGTATCTGCGGTTGAATTTGACCCCGAAGAAAAAGGCTTTTTATTACCTAGTGGGCTATGGCAAAAGTACGATGGTATCGAGAAGATTTACGATGCTGAAGGCAAAGAGCAATACCAGTATAAAACTAGGAAAGGTGCGGTTAAGTTATATGGTGGCAAGGTTGTAGAAAACCTATGTCAAGCTGTGGCTCGTTGTGTGATTGCAGAGCAGATGTTAAAGATATCTCAAAAATATCATGTGGTGTTAACAGTCCATGATGCGGTTGCTTGTATTGCACCTGAGGCTGAAGCAGAGAAAGCCCAAGCTTATGTGGAAAGTTGTATGCGTTGGAGACCTGACTGGGCTAGTGATTTACCTTTGAACTGTGAGTCAGGTGTTGGCAAAACTTATGGAGACTGCTAATGAGTTACATAGTGTATGACGAGGAGGGTCAGCCCATGCGAATTATTGGTAGGAAAGAAGAAGCGATGGCGCTATGTGCCTTGCGAAGTGGTTGGACATACAAGTATATGAAGGCTAAGAAAGCTGAGGAGTATAAATTTGAGGAGGCTTTATTTTGAACGAGAATGATTTGAGAGACTGCTTTGCGATGTTTGCGATGCTACGAATGGGGTTTGACATAAACAACGGCTATGACAAGGGGGCTACCCAATGCTACTTAGTGGCTGATGCTATGCTAGAAGCCCGAAAACCTAAGGAAGAAGGTATTGCTTCTGTTAAACGAACGAGGAAAACTAAATGAGAGATGGTGGAAAAGGCGATACCCCTCGCCCAATATTTAATCAAGAACAGTTTGATAAAAGCTGGGATGAAATCTTTGGAAAGAAACCTAAAAAAGATGATAGTAACCTAGACGTTACCATCGAAGCCGACAATGACGGTCAAACCATAACCGTAACTAAGACTTGGGAGATTTAAATGGCAATTCAAATGACTGTAAAAATGCTTAAAGAATTGCCCGATGGCTCGGCTATTGTAACTATTGACATGAATGAAGAGACTAAAGAATATCTAATTGGTGAAGGGTTTTTGGCTACGATTAAACGTGCCTTAGATACTTCTGAGTCTAAAGTACCTGATGGTATCGAACTTGCCCCTGCTAAAAAGAAAAGGAAATCAAAATGAAAGACTTATTATGTATATTTATAGGGGTGCTATTAGTGTTATGTTGCTTGCTCCTTGCCTTCCCACCTAAAGCATATTCGTGTGAAACAGAAACTTATATACTTGATGGTAGAATTTATACTTGCACCCGTTGTGGTGAAACCACTTACTGCAATTAGGGGCTAAAATGCGTGAACCAATTCCTTTTTTAGGGTATGTAGACTTAGATGATAAAGACGAAGAAAGACTTACGGTTACAGCCCTTGATGACTCTAGAGGAAGTGGGGAAAGTATTGGGGATAAGTCGGGAAGCAGTCTTACAAACAGAAAAACGTGCGTTGGGCAAGATACGCAGAATCCTGTATAAACGATATAAAAAGGAAGACTTCTTTGGCTAAGTACACATGGTCGTATTCGAGTTTGGATTTATTCAAACAATGCCCCCACAAGTATTACAGGATGCGTGTCAAGAAGGATATAGTTGACCCACCTACCGAGCATCTAAACTATGGGCTTGAAGTCCACAAAGCTGCGGAAGAATTTATTAGGGATAAAAAGCCCTTGCCTGAGAAGTATAGCTTTATGCGTGAGCCACTTGAGCTACTGAGTAAGATCAACGGTAAACATCTTTGTGAAGAGCGCTTGGGACTCACCCGGGCCCTGGAGCCTTGTGGGTTCTTTGACAAAGAAGTGTGGTGGAGGGGGGTAGCCGACCTCATTATCCTAAAGGAAGATAGTGCATATATAATAGACTACAAGACAGGAAAGTCTGCCAAATATGCAGATACAAAACAATTGGAAATCCTATCTTTAGCGGTCTTTAAGCACTACCCACAAGTCAAGAAGGTTAAAGCTGGTCTTTTATTTGTGGTTGCCAATGAGTTAGTAAAGGCTAACTTTGAGGAAGATAAATCAAGCATTTACTGGATGCGTTGGATTGAAGATACCAATAGGCTAGAGAAAGCTATTGAGTTAGATGTATGGAATCCTAAGCCAAACTTCAGTTGCAGTAATTGGTGCGCTGTTAAAGATTGTGTTCATAATGGTAAGAGTACTTATAGGTAAGTTAATATGGCTACGAAAAGAAACTACAAACAAGCGGCTCAGTATGAAGATACTCCTGAGCAAGTAAAGCATAGAGAAGAACGTAATAAGATTCGCCGTAAGTTGCTAAAAGAAGGCAAGGTGCATAAGGGCGATGGTAAGGATGTAGCACATAAAAAAGCTATGGATAAAGGCGGTTCTATTAAGGATGGATATAGCATACAAAGTGCCTCCGAAAACCGTTCATTTAAGCGTGACTCTAAAAAGAATTTGGTATCAGAAACTAGCAAACGTGAACGTAAGAAGTGATATAATTACTCATGCGTGTGGGGGCAAGTGCGCATAATGAACTACCCCAGTTAGAGCTTTTCTATTTGTAATACCTCACGTTAACATTTAGAGGGTGAACTAACCGAGTGACTCCCGTAAGGAGTCAAATAAAAAATCAAAAGACCGCTTTTGGTCGCTATCCTATTGGGGTGTTGAGTGCAGATTATTGACAACAAGGCATTATTGTTAAAGGTTAAAGACCCGCAACGAATAACAAACCTTATACCGAAGTCAAAGATTCTAGATTCGGGCGAAGTGCTAGTCAAGTGGGGGCTGGATGAAGCCCAAGTGCTACGCAACTTGCGTATAAACAATGTGCCATCACCCATAGAGGGACAGTATGAATGGACTGGAGCATACAAACCATTCAATCATCAAAAGACAACCGCATCATTCCTAACTATGAACCGCAGAGCCTTTTGTTTTAACGAGCAAGGCACAGGCAAAACTTCAGCAGTTATTTGGGCTGCGGACTATTTAATAAACATTGGTGCTATCAAGAGGGTATTAGTTATCTGCCCACTATCTATTATGCAGTCAGCATGGGAAGGCGATTTGTTTAGGTTTGCAATGCATCGTACTTGCGCTATTGCCCATAGCTACTCAAAAGATAAAAGGGTTCAAGCCATACAGAGTAATGCAGAGTTTGTCATCATCAACTACGACGGGCTAGAGATTATCAAGGATGAGATTGAAGCCGCCGCTTTTGATTTGATTGTAATTGACGAGGCAAATGCTTACAAGAATGTAGCTACAAAAAGATGGAAGACCCTAAAGCAGTTAGTCAAACCAACTACATGGATTTGGATGCTAACAGGAACACCAGCCGCACAATCCCCGACAGATGCATATGGGCTAGCAAAGATAATCAACCCTGATGGAGTACCTAAGTTTTATGGTGCGTTCAGAGACCTTGTAATGAATAAGATTACACAGTTCAAATGGGTTCCAAAACCTACATCAGAAAAGATTATTCATGAAGCACTTCAACCAGCAATACGTTTTACCAAAGACGAATGTCTAGACTTACCAGACATGACGTACACATTCCGAGAGACACCCCTATCTCCACAACAGTTAAAGTTCTACGAAGAAATTAAAAAGCATATGCTAACTGTAGCGGCTGGCGAAAGTATTACAACAGTAAATGCCGCCGCCAATCTCAATAAACTATTACAGCTTTCATGCGGTGCAGTTTATTCGGATACTGGAGAAGTTGTAGCGTTTGATGCCAAAGGTAGGATGTCTGCACTACTAGAAGTTATTGAAGAAGCAAGCCATAAAGTAATTGTCTTTGCCCCGTTTAGACACGCAATCGAAATCATTGCAGAAGAATTAAAAGCTAAGGGTATACCCGCAGAAAATATTCATGGTGGTATTTCTGCATCACGGCGTACAGAAATATTTAATAAATTTCAAAATGAAGATAACCCGCAAGTCCTTGTAATACAACCCCAAGCGGCGGCTCATGGTGTAACACTTCATGCCGCAAACGTAGTTGTCTGGTGGGGTCCGATTACATCCATAGAGACATATCTACAAGCTAATGCACGGGTACACCGTGCTGGTCAACGCAACCCATGTACTGTTGTGCATCTGCAAGGGTCTCCAGTTGAAAAAAGAATCTATAAGATGTTGTCAGAGAAAGTCGACATACATACTAGGTTAATTGACCTTTATAAAAATATTATTGAAGGTACTTGACAAAGTATAGTATAGTGACTATATTACTTATATAAATAGAAAGGAGTGTGAAATGAGTGAAGAACTAAACGCAGAGAAACTAGTAAAGATTTACGTCAAGATTCGAGATAAGCGTAGAGAACTTGCTAAAGAAGATAAAGAGTTAGAAGCGCAGTTAGATATTATTTCTTCTGAACTTGTACAGCTATGCAAAGATCAAGGGTCTAGTTTGATTAGAACAAAGTATGGAACTATTTCTAAGCGAATCAAGAAGAGTTACCACACAAGCGATTGGCATGAGTTATTCCAATTCGTTAAAGAACACGATGCGTTCTCGTTACTACAACAACGGTTACACAACGTGAACATGGAGCAGTTTTTGGAGGAGAACCCCGATTTGCATCCGCCGGGGCTATATGCGGATACGACAATGAGTGTAGTTATTACAAAAGGTAAGGAGTAGTCATGAGTAATGAATTATCAGTATTAGGTAGCGGTCTTCCCT